GTCAGTCAGAAGTCGCACAACAGCAGGCACAAGCCGCTGCACAGCAAGCCGCACAAGACCCCGTCCTCCAGATGCAGCAGCAGGAGTTGGCGCTGAAGAAAGAGAAGCAGGATACCGATGCTCGCATCGCAGAAGAGAAGCTGAAGTTGGAACGCGAGCGCCTCGAGTCCGAAATGATGCTGAAAGGCCTACAAGCGTCAGCCAAAACCATGATAGATCGTGAGCGCATGCTTGCGGATAACGAGCGTGAAGGTGTTCGCATCGGTGCGGACATTGCGCGGCAGCGCCAAGAGGCGGAGCGTAATTCTAGGGAGGGCTGATGCCTGAAATAAACCAACGTAGTTTCGTGGAGGTGTTGCGGGACATGATCCGCAAAGACATGAATAACTACGCCGATGATCTCGCAGGCGGTGCCTGTGCCGACTTTTCGCAGTACCAAAAGCTCTGTGGGGTAATTCAAGGTCTTGCCTTGGCGGAGCGTCACCTACTTGACCTTGCAGACAGACTGGAGAAAGCAGATGAGTGAGTTGATACTCCCGAAGTACCTGAAGGAGCTTATCGAAACAGAAACAGAAGTAAAGGAAGAAACGGTGGACGCGCCAGCCGATGAAGGCAAAGCACGACAGCTACCAAAACCGTCAGGCTTCAAGGTGCTCTGCGCCGTGCCGCCTGCGGACGATACGTTTGAGGATTCGATGCTTGTCAAAGCGGCAATCTCTCAGCGTGTTGAGGAACAGACTACGACAGTCCTTTTTGTCGTGGCGTTGGGTCCTGACGCATACAAAGATACTGAGCGGTATCCGTCAGGGCCTTGGTGTAAAGAAGGCGATTTCGTGTTGGTAAGGGCTTACTCCGGCACGCGATTTACGATTCACGGTAGAGAATTCCGCATGATCAATGAAGATCAGGTGGAGGGTACCGTGGAAGACCCGCGTGGTTACGCACGCGCAGCATAAGGAGGCACACATGGCAGGCGAACAATTTAAGGGCGACGACTTCAAGTTCCCCGACGAGACTGAATCAAAGCAAGATGATCCGAGAGTCGAGATTGACATCGAGGCTGAAGGTGATATCGAAATTGAAATAGAAGACGATACCCCTGAACTGGATCGTGGGCGCAAACCGCTGGACAAAGAAGTGGAAGACCCATCAGACGATGAGGTCGAACAGTACAGCGATAAAGTCCAGAAACGGATTAAAGAACTAGCGCATGCCCGCCATGATGAGCGCCGTGCCAAGGAAGCCGCCCTGCGCGAACGCGAAGAGGCTATACGGGCTACTCAGCAACTTGTTGAGGAGAACCGCAGGCTCAAGAGCTACGTGTCTAGCGGAGAGCAGACGTATGCCACCGTCTTGAAGGAGAAAGCGCAAGCTGATCTGGAGATGGCACGTCGTCGGTATAAGGAGGCGGCGGAGTCATATGACTCTGATGCCATGTTGGCGGCTCAAGAAGCTCTGCAAGATGCCAAGATTCGGTTGATGCAGGCAGAAAATTTTAGGCCAACCCCTTTACAAGATGAAAACCAACAGGTATATAGTCAACCTCAAGAGCAACAAACCCCCGCACTGGATGAGAAGACCCTGCGCTGGCAGGCCAAAAACCAGTGGTTCGGTGCAGATGGGTTTGAAGAGATGACGGCGATGGCTATCGCCATGCACTCTAAGCTTGTTAATCAAAACGGGCCGGAATACGCCCGCACCAATGAATACTTCGAGCGTATCGACGCTCGCCTTCGTGAGAAGTTCCCCGAACATTACGGGGAGGACCGGCGTGACTCACCACGTGATACTTCCACTAAAAAACCCCCTGCGACAGTTGTAGCCCCCGGCACTCGCTCGTCTGGCGCAAAGAAGGTCAAACTTACCAAAACGCAAGAAACCTTTGCACGTAGGCTTGGTTTGACACCGCAACAATACGCAATGGAAGTTTTGAAACTGGAGGCATCAAATGGTTAATCCCCGCACACCCCGTGACGTTGAAACACGCGAAAAAAGCGCTCGATATGTTTATCAACCACCGAGCACACTGCCTGACCCAACCCCTGAACCGGGCTACAACTACCGTTGGATCGCAATCTCAGTTAACGGTCAGCCTGTAGCTTCCAACGTGTCCACCCGGATGCGTGAAGGCTGGGAACCTGTCAAAGCGGCAGATCATCCAGAACTGATGCTACCGGCTAATGCAGCAGGTAATGTCGAGATTGGCGGTCTGATGCTTTGCAAGATGCCTAGCGAACGAGTTCAGGCTCGTAATGAGTTTTACACGAACAAGGCGGAGCAGCAGGTGGAGTCGGTTGATAACACCTTTATGCGCCAAAGCGACGCCCGGATGCCCCTCTTTAACGAGAGAAAGTCCTCAACGTCTTTTGGCTCTGGCAGCAAATAGACTTTTATTAATTAGGAGTAATCATGGCTTATCCTACTGTAAGTGCCCCTTACGGCCTACAGCCAATCAACTTGATTGGTGGTCAGGTCTTCGCAGGTGCGACTCGTCAGTTGCCGATCACTCCCACTATCGGTAACGGTGGTGGTTCGATCAACTACAACGTCGCAATCTATTACGGTGATGTAGTGCAACTGAGTCAAGCAAACAGCACGATTATCAAATCGACGCTGGACACAGATACGTCTGCTGTTCCGGGCGTTGTTGGTGTTTTCTTGGGTTGCACCTATACCAACCCTGTGACCAAGCAGAAGACCTTCAGCCAGTACTGGCCGGGTTTTGCTTCGGGCGTGACTGACGCATACGCGTACGTCGCTGACGATCCTGACCAGCTTTATAAAGCTGCTTCGGTCGGCAACACAATCAATACCACCGGTCTGGTTATCAGCGCCGTGTCTCAAGTCGTTGTGGGCAATAACGCCACTTTGATTTTGAATACAGGCGATGCTAATACTGGTAACTCCCGTATTGGCGTGTTTGCTAACGCAGTAAGCACCCCATTGCCCATGCGAGTCGTTGACGGTATCCCCGATACTGCAACCTCAAACGGCTACACCGAGCTGGTTGTCAAATTTAACTTTGGCTACCATTCGTATAACAACGTCAACGGCGTAGCATAAGGAGCTTAAATCATGGCTATTTCACGCGCACAACTACTGAAAGAGCTGCTCCCCGGCTTGAACGCACTGTTCGGTCTGGAGTATGCCCGCTACGGCGAAGAGCACAAGGAAATCTACGAAACTGAGACTTCCGAGCGTTCCTTCGAAGAAGAAACCAAGCTGTCTGGCTTTACTGCCGCACCAGTCAAGAACGAAGGTTCTGCGATTGCGTACGACAACGCACAAGAAGCATGGACTGCTCGATACAACCACGAGACTATCGCTCAAGGCTTCTCGATCACCGAAGAGGCGATTGAAGATAACCTGTATGACAGCCTGTCGGCTCGTTATACCAAGGCGCTGGCTCGTTCGATGTCGTACACCAAGCAGGTCAAAGCGGCTGCAATCCTGAACAACGGCTTCTCGTCGTCCTATCCGGGCGGTGACAATGTCTCCCTGTTCAACGCAAACCACCCACTCGTCTCTGGCGGCACTAACTCGAACATCCCTTCGACCCCTGCTGACCTGAACGAAACCTCGCTGGAAAACGCTGTGATTCAAATCGCTGCGTGGACTGACGAACGTGGTCTGCTGATTGCTGCACGTCCTCGTAAGCTCGTTATCCCACCGTCGCTACAGTTTATTGCGACCCGCCTGCTGGAAACTAACCTGCGTGTGGGCACCAATGACAACGACATCAACGCACTGAAGAACAATGGTTCGATCCCTGAAGGTTATGCGATCAACCACTTCTTGACCGACACGAACGCATGGTTCCTGACCACTGATGTTCCTAACGGCATGAAGCACTTTGTTCGTACCCCGCTGCAAAACTCCATGGACGGAGACTTTGACACCGGCAACGTGCGTTACAAGGCTCGTGAGCGTTACTCGTTCGGCTGGTCTGACCCGCTGGGCATGTACGGCTCGCAAGGCGCGTAAGGAAAAGGGGGCTTTACGCCCCCTTTTTTGTAGTATATAAAGTAGGTATTCCGGGGATTATCCGGTGCGATCGAACAGGCCCCCGGCCTGACTTCATGCAGATCGTCGCACCTAACCGCATGAGGGAAAATTCAAATGGCACTTTCTACTACCCAAAGTATTTGGCGTTCGGGTGGCGGCGATCAGACTCGTACTGCTTACTGCGGTTCGGGCGTGATGGCTGCTGAGTTTTACATCGCTGATGCTTCCCCAGCTACCGCTGGCACTAACGTCGCTATTTCTTCGGCTGCTGGCGCTCCTGCTCTGATTCTCCCGGCTGGCGCAGTTATTCTGTCCGTGGTGATTACTGACGCTGGCACAGGCACCTGTGACCTTGGCGCTACCGGCTACAACTCCGGCACTGCTGACAACAACTTCTTCGCCTCTGGCTTGGCTGTTTCGTCTTTGGGCGTCGTCACTTCTGGTTTGACCTTTGCCCCATCGACTGAACTGTCGTATGTGACCGTGACCGATAACACCTCGGGCGCTGGCACTGTTGCTGGCTACATCACTTACTTCGTCGCCGATCCGCTGGTTGGTCAGCAGAACGTCTGATAAGGAGGCATCATCATGATGCAAACAGACGTAAAAGCCGCACAAGTAACCTCTACCAATACTGCGTACGCTGATGCAACCCGTGTAAAAGCGGTGACGGTCAGCTACGCTTCTGGTGGTACGGTTGTCTTGAAAGACGGCGGCGCAAGCGGTACTACGCGGTTTTCGTTTACGGCACCAGCTACAGCAGGATCAGAGCATATTCTGTTCCCCGGCGAAGGCATCAAGTTCAACACTGATGTACATGCCACGCTGTCTAGCGCAACCATCGTGGTGTTCTATGGCTAAGACTCCGGCGTGGACCCGCAAGGAAGGGAAGAACCCCAAGGGGGGTTTGAATGCCAAGGGGCGTGCTTCGTACAACGCGGCAAATCCCGGCAAGCCCGGACTGAAAGCACCACAGCCGGAGGGTGGCTCTCGTCGAGATTCATTCTGTGCCCGGATGAAGGGTATGAAGAAGAAGCTGACAAGCGCCAAAACCGCGAACGATCCGAATAGCCGTATTAACAAATCATTGAGGGCTTGGAAATGTTGACAGGCGAAGTAATGACGTTGTGGAACCTTGTACTGACAGTATTGATTACTGTCGTAGGGTTTGTTGCCGTCGAAAAAATCAGAAAGCTCGATACCGTTGAAAAGCTAATCAATGACACTCGTGTGGAGGTGGCCCGTGATAACGTCACTAATGCAGAAGTTGACCGTATTACTACGCACATTGATCAGCGTTTTAACAAGCTGGAAGCAAAAATTGACCAGCTTATTGCGCAAAGAACCTGATGCCAGCAAAGACTGAAAAGCAGGAACGATTCATGAGGGCTGTCGCTCACAGTCCTTCATTCGCTAAGAAGGTTGGCGTACCGATGAGCGTAGGACGCGAGTTCACCAAAGCCGAAGGAGGCGAAATGAAAGAGTCAAAAGCAATGATGAAAAAGGAAGTGTCGTTC